ATAGCCAGAACATCGTACTGTGCAGAAAAGAAGACATCAACGCAAACATCTAAGGGGGGTTTGCAACACACACATAAAACATTGACAACATGGCACAAAAAAGCATAAAAACAAAACTACTTCAGGGCACCTTGGAGAAATCAAGAGTTAAAACATTTACTCCCGGTGAAATCGGTGAGCCTATGTTTAACCTGGATGCAGGTGAGCAAAGAATCTATAACAGAATCCGTGAACACCTCCACCTGCACAAGGCTGGAAAGCAGGTCGATGAGATTTACCTATCAATAGCAGCTCGTGCCATTGGTCATTTATTGCACAATGCTGAAATATTGAGCAAAGATGGTGCAGTTATGGTTCATCCAAACGGTGCCAGGCAGGTAAGTGCCGAGTGGACTGCATTTAAGCAAGGATTTGAGTTATTCCTTGAATTATCTAAAACTTTAGGGCTTGATCCTAAGTCAAGGTTAACTTTAGAGTATTTTCAAGATGGAAGTGGAGATGAAGACGATGAGATAGCTAAACTATTAAAAATGAACTAATGAAACAAAGCATTTATGAAACATTGACCTTTATTATCGTTATGAGTATAATGGTCACAGGTTTAGCCGTTCCATTTTACTATTTATGGAATTGGTTATTTGTTAAATTTTTTTGGTTTGATTTTATAGATTACTTAGAGGCAGTTGGCTTTGTTAGCTTTCTTTTTTTATTTCGATTTATTGCTATTGAAGTTAAAACACCTAAATGAAATTTATTGAGGATGTTGTTTCGGGGAAGTTATTATTAGGCAAATATGCAAGGTTGGCAGTTGATAGACATTTAAACGATTTAAAAAATAAAAAATGGGAGTATGTTTATTCAGAAGCTCACGCCAACAGGGCTTTCGGCTTTATCTCTGCCCTTCGACATACAAAGGGAGAATATGCTGGTCAAAAGTTTAACATCCAGCCTTTCCAAGAGTTTTTTATAAAAGTGTTATTTGGATGGCAAAGAAAAGAAGGAGGTAGGCGATTTCGCAAGGCTTACCTTGAAATAGCAAGGAAGAATGGTAAAACCGAGTTAGCTGCTGCCATTGCCGTATATTGTTTTTTATGTGACAATGAAACTGGAGCGGAGGTTTACACAGCTGCAACGACAAGGGATCAAGCGAGAATAGCATTTGATACGGCAAAAGTATTTCTTAAATCACTAAAGGCAGATTCAAGAACATTTAATAAATTAGTCAATGTTTTAAAGTATAATTGCAATGTGCCATCTACTAATTCTAAGTTTGAGGCAGTTGCAGCGGAGGCAGATACACTGGATGGACTTAATCCACATTATGCAGGAATTGATGAATATCATTCGCATAAAACAAGTGATGTTTTAGAAGTAATGGAAACAGGTATGGGATCAAGGTCACAGCCATTACTCCTTATTACTACAACTGCAGGCTTTAACCGTGAATCACCATGTTATTTATTCCGGAAGGTAATGGTTGATATATTGGAGAATAGGAAAGTAGATAATAGTGTTTTTCCTCTCCTCTTTTGCCTTGATGAAGGTGATGATTGGCAGGATAAAAAGAACTGGTATAAATCCAATCCCAATCTTGGCGTTACTCCATATATTAGCTACATGGATGACCAGTATCAAAAAGCATTAAACGAAGGAGCAGCGAAACAAATACAATTTATGACTAAGAATCTAAATGTATGGACAACTACATCCAGTGTTTGGATTTCTAATAGTTATATTGAATCAAGTAGATTAAAAGTTGATGATGCTACGTTGTATAATAAAAAGTGCTTTGCAGGTTTAGACCTTGCCTCTACGCGAGACATTGCTGCCTTAGTTCTTTGTTTCCCAGTGCAGCAAGGACTTGATAAGCCTCACATAAAGTCTTATTTCTTTTGCCCAGAGGATAATGTAAGGGAGCGATCATTATCAGATGGAGTGCCTTATGTGCAATGGGCCCAGGATGGTGATATAATTATGACAGATGGCAATGTTACTGATTACGATTTTATAAAAGCTAAAGTCATAGAGTTAACTGTAAAATATAAAATAGAGTGCATAGCGTTTGACAGATGGAATGCAAGTCAACTTGTTATACAGCTTACAAATGATGGAGCAAACATGAAACCATTTGGGCAAGGCTTTATTTCCATGTCTGCGCCAACAAAAGAAATAGAGAAGATGTTTTTATCAAGTGAGATTACACATGATGGTAATCCAGTGATGGAGTGGATGATGACAAACGTAATGTTGCGTTTTGATCCTGCAGGAAATATAAAAATAGATAAAGCAAAGTCAACAGAGAAGGTAGATGGGCCTGTTGCTATGGTTATGGCTTATGCTCAAATAATGGTAGAACAAAGACCAACTATCTACACATCTGGTGAAAGAGAACAGGGATTATTAATGTTGTAATGTACCTAATTAAAATAAAAACTTTTTAATTATGGAAAGATTAATGAAAAAACATGAGTACGCTCAACAAGTAAGGCAGATTAATTGCACAAGCGGTTATTTTCATAGGTTTTATGAGTTATCCGGTGAATGTCGTACACATCAAGAGGCATGGCAAAAGTTGGAGGAGGAAAGAGATCAGTTTGGTCTTGAAGAAAAATATAAAACCTACGAAAGTTTTAGAAAAGCAAAAAGTAATTATATGATGGTGCGCTTTGTTTAAGATGTTACCATAACTCCATTACTTCATACTAATCTGGTTTATATTTGCCGCATGGGAATAGTTAACACCATGCGGTCTTTTTTTTCTAATACTCGTGGAAGTATTGAAAATCCAAGTACACCAATAAACGGTGATACATTAGGCGCATTATTTCAAAGAGGATCTGCTGCTGGCGTTGCAGTAGATGAATATTCAATTATAGGCCTTCCTGCATTTTACCGTGCTACACAAATACTTGGAGGTGTTGTTGCATCTATTCCTTTTGACATTATAGAAAAATTGGATAATGGTGGCACAAGAATTGCAACCGAACATCCTAATTACAAAATAATATCAAGAGAGCCATCGGAGTTATATACGTCACACACTTTTTACAAAACAATGGTGTTGCATTACTTGGCTCATGGTGCATTTTACGCAGCCATCAATAGGAATAGCATAACTACAAGGATAAACAGCCTTACTATTTTAAATCCTACTAAAATGGAATTAGGATATAATAGTAGGAATGAATTAATTTTCAAGAATAAGGAAAACAACAAGACATATAGAGGTGAAAATATCATCTATATACCTAACCTTGCATGGGATGGTGTTAAGGCTTTGTTAGTGCCAGACGTTCACCGTGACAACTTTGGGTTAGCTTTAGCTAATAGAAATTACGGTGCTAACTTTTACAAAAATGGAGCTCATTTAAATGGTGTTTTAAAACATCCTGGAAGATTAACTAACGAGGCATACGATAGATTAAAAGGTAGCTTTAACCGTGCTTTTGGTGGAAGTCAAAACGCTGGAGGTACTGCAATCTTAGAGGAGGGCATGGACTTTCAGAAAGTAGGTCTTAATCCTGCCGATGCAGCATTTAACGAAACAAAGAAAGCTACTATCTCTGACATAGCAAGGATAACTGGTGTGCCAGGTGTTCTTTTAGAAGATATGGAAAAGGCAACATTTGGCAACATGGAGCAACTTAGCCAGATGTTTGTAAACTATACCATTATGCCATTGTGTGAAACGATAGAGGCAGAATTTAATAGGAAGATATTTTTTGAGGCAGAAAAGTACACTTATTGTACACGTTTTAATCTTGATGGATTACTGCGTGGCGATATAGCAGCGAGATCATCTTATTATACTACGATGCGTAATGTACTGGCAATGTCACCTAATGAGATTAGGATTAAGGAAAATATGAATCCTTACACCGGTGGAGATAGTTATGAATTGCCTTTAGCATCAAACATAAAAATAGAACCTACTACAGATGCCGTACAGTAATTATCCTCAATCAGCAACTAATGCCGCAAAGAAAGCATTGCAGCATAAAGAAGATAATGGTAGCCAGTGTGGGACTTCCGTGGGCTGGTCAAGAGCTAAGCAGTTGTCAAGCAGACAAGAACTATCGGACGATGAAGTGATACGCACATATAGCTTTTTAAGTCGTGCTAAAGTGTATGACCAAGGCAAATATTTTGATGAAGATGATAATGAAATATGCGGTTCTATCATGTATGATGCTTGGGGTGGTTCAACCATGTTGCCCTGGGCAGAAAGAACGGCTAATAAAATAATAGACGAAAGGTCAAAAGAAGAAACAATGGAAAAGAGAAGTATAAATTTTGAACTAAGGGCTAAACCAGAAAGCCGTACTATCTTTGGTACTGCCACAGTGTTTAACTCTTCCTATGACATGGGATGGTATGATGAGGAAATGTCATCTGACTCATTGAATGAAGCTGACATGAAAGATGTAGTTGCTTTGTTTAATCATGACATGAACATGGTATTGGCAAGAACAAGCAGCGGCACATTAAAGCTAAATGTCACAGGCAATGCGATGGAGTACGAATTTGAGGCACCAAATACTACATTAGGCAATGATTTGCTTGAAATGGTAAAACGTGGTGATGTTTACCAAAGTAGTTTTGCCTTTACCGTAGAGGCAGAGGACTGGCAAGAAAGATCGGGAATGAAACCAAAAAGAGTCATACGTTCTATTAAAAAAGTGTATGATGTTTCTCCGGTAACTTATCCTGCTAACCCAGATACAATGGTTGCAAAAAGAGGATACGATGCTACAAAGCAAATAGATGAAGATTTGCAAAAAGTAATTGATATATCTGTTGAATCAGAAATTAATATACAAAATGAATTACGCAGGAACGCCCTGCACTTACTTAAATTAAAAACAAAATAATGAACTCTAAATTGCTAAGAGAAAAGCGGGCTTCCGATTATGCTATAATGGAAGACTTGCAGAAGAGAGCAGCTGGCGAAGGACGTCTAATGAATGCCGAGGAATTGGCACAATGGGATGCAGCAGATGCTAACTTTAAAAACTATACAGACCAAATTTCAAGACTTGAAAGATGGAATGACATTAACACGGAGGAGAGAGGTGTTAATGCAGTTGAGCAGACAATTAATAATTTGCCAAGAGATGCAAGGGAGATTGTAAAGTCACCAGAGTATCACACAGCATTTATGAAAGCTCTTGCAAAGCGTGATTTGACAAGCAATGAGCAATCAATGCTTAGAGAAATGCGTGGAACTGCAACGATTACAACTGCTGAAAGTGGATTAGCTGGTGGATATGTCATTCCTTACCAATTCTCTTATGAGTTGGAGAAGACAATGGCTTACTACGGCCCAATGCTACAGGTTAGCCGTATCATCACTACTCCACAGGCAGGTACACTGTACTGGCCAAAAGTAAATGATACTGCTACTGCAGGTTCATGGCACACTGAAGGTGGAGCGGTTACTGTACAGGACATGACCTTTACAAGAGAGACTTTTTCAGCTCACGTTTTAAACACACTTGTAAAAGTGTCTGTTGAATGGGCAAATGACGAGTTTGGTCTATTAAACACAGAGTTACCAATAATGTTAGGTGAGCGTTTAGGTCGTGGCTTAAACACTGCATTTACAACTGGTGATGGTTCTGGTAAACCAACAGGATTCAGAGACGTAGCACCTTCTGGTGTTGAATCTGCTGCTACTGGTTCCTTTACTGCTGCTAACTTGGTTGAGCTTGTACATTCAGTTGACATTGCTTACCGTAACTCACCATCTGCTGCATTTATGATGCATGACCAGATTTTGAGTGCAGTTAGAAAGTTAAACTTAGACACTAACAACACTACTTTGTTTCAACCATCTCTTAGAGAAGGTACACCAGATAGATTATTGGGTTATAATTTCTTTATAAACAATGATCTTCCATCTGCACAGGCTGCTGATGCAAAGATAATCTTCTTTGGAGATTGGTCTAAGTACATCATTCGCCAGGTAGCTAACAATGTCCTTGTGCCATTGCGTGAAAGGTTTATGGATGAGATGGAGTTAGGATTCTTAATGTACGCTCGTTTTGATGGTAAATTAATTCAGACTGCTGCAATTAAGCACTTGAAGAATCTGTAAATAATAGGGGATAGTAAAGGGATGGGTAGTAATATCCATCCCTACTTAAAAATATAAAGATGGCTTGGAAAGTAACAACGGCACCTGCTAAAGAAGTTTGGACATTAAATGAAGTTAAGAATTATCTCAAAGTAGATACTTCTGCTGACGATACTTTAATTACTACTTTATTGCAGTCAGCTCGTGAAGTTGCAGAGCGTTATCTAAATCAAGCGTTAATTACACAAACAATAACAGAGAAGTTAGATAGGCTTAATAACCCTACTATTTATTTATCTGTTTCTCCAGTAATTGCCGTTAGTTTATTTCAATATAACGATGGAGTTAATAGCGTTCAAACTTACAATTCCGCTAATTATGTTGTAGATACTTTTTTAAAGCCTGGAAGATTAGCTTTAGCATACGGTTCTACATGGCCTACACTTTACGGTAATATTAATGATGTAACAATTACATACACGGCAGGATATAGCACAGAGCCATCTGGAGTGCCAATGCAGATAAGACAGGCTGTATTAATGATGATAGCAGATGGTTACGATAATAGAGAAGATTATATAAAGAAATTACCTACGGCATCGGAGTATTTACTTGATCAATATCGCGTTCAATTATTCTAATGAGATACAACAAGAAAGAAGAAATAGGAAAGTTGAGAGAAAGAATAATAGTACAGAGTGTTTCTCGTGCTATTGGTACTACTGGTTTTGGAACAGAGACATGGAGTAATTTTGCCGAGGTGTGGGCAATAGTAGATTATAAAGGAATAAACAAGGAGGAGGTAGAAGGTGGCAAGATAACAGCATTAAGCCAGGTGAGAGTTACCTGTCGAAATAGGACAGACATTAACGAGCAACAAAGAATTATCTGGATGGATAAATACTACCAAATAGAGAATATCCAGATAAGTGAAGACAATATGTATTTACATTTATTTTGTTCATTTGCTCAAAACTATGTGTAATGGGATATTTATCAGCTAAACAAATAAATCACCTTAAAGATCTTCAAAAGTCTAACTACGCAGGTAGAAGAAGTTTCCAAGGAATGTCATTAAGAGTGGTAGGTTTAGCAGATGCAGTGATTGAGTTTGCAGAGTTAATGGAGCAATGTACAGTTACTGAAAGAAGTAGAGTTATTGATTCAGCTACACCTATCGCATTAGAAATATATAAGTCAATAGTACCTGTAAGTAGTAAGCCTCACAGAATAAGCACCAATCCTTTTGGTAATAAAAAAATGCAAGGATGGGAAAAAGACGATGGTACACATTATGATGTACAGCCAGGTAATTTAAGAAAGTCTATTATTGATTTATCTAAAAATCTTGCATCATACAAAAGAGCAGTTGGAGCAATAGGGCCATTGTATAAAAGAAATACAATGAATAGAGGTATTAATAGCAGCGAAGGCACAAATGGATTTTACGCTCACATGGTATATGGAAGTACAAGAGCATGGTATAACAAAATAGTTGTTAAAGCAAGGAATTTAAGCCGTGAAAAAGTAATTAAGACTATGCGTGATGAATGTATTTTTATTATGCAAGAAAGACCTAAAAAATTCTGGCAAGTATCATGATAGGAAAAGTAATATACGGCAGATTAACGACTGATGCAGCAGTAACTGGTATTTGTGGATTAAATATCTTTCCGGACATTGCACCACAAAATGTGCAGTATCCTTTTATGGTTTATACTATCATAAATAGCTTACCTGTTGATTTTAAAGATGGGCAAAGTAACTTAGAGGAAATAACATTACAAATAGATGTATATACTAACAATTACGAAACTACACAAACACTTGTAAACAATGTGCGCAATAGGTTAGATAGATTTGTAGGAACGGTAAATGGCATTGCTGTACAAACATTAAAATATATGAGCTCTGACAGTCAAGTGTATAATGCTGATTTAAATGTTTACTGGATGAGTGTTGATTTTATGGCAAAAATGAAACGATGAAACTAAGATTATTAAAAGAATGGAATGGAAAGGCACCAGGTAAAGTAGGTGTGTTTTTATCTGAATATGGTGAGCAAATGATAAAGGATGGCATTGCAGAACTACTTGATGAAGACTTTGTTGTTGAACAAATGCCACAGAAAGAGGAGACTAAGCAAGATCCAGTCTATATTCCTATTCCAGTGCCTATGTCATATTTTAATGACGAGGAAGAAGAAGAAAAAATTAATAAACCAAAAAATAAATAAACATGGCAACTACTGGCATAATTAATGGTACGTTGATGCGACTATACAAAGATAGCACTGCTATCGGTTACGCAACATCCTGCCAAATGAACATTTCCGCAGCCATGCGTGAAATCTTAACAAAGGATTCAGCAGCTGGAGGATGGAGGGAAGTAAAGAAAGGTCAACTCTCTGGAACACTGTCCACAGAGGCATTATATGCTGGGCCTGGTGATTCTTCTACTAATTACTTATTTGATGATCTCTTTACCGACTTGATTAGTGGTACTGCATTGACTATTAAGTTTACTACCGATGTGCAAGGTGACAATGTGTTTACAATGTCTGCTATTTGTACATCATTAGATTTAAACGCAGGTGTAGAAGAGAATGTAAGCTATTCAGCATCCTTTGAGGTGACTGGTGCAATAGTGAAGACAACTAAAGCATAATTAAAATACCTAACATGAAAACAATTATAATTGCCAATACGACTATTCCGATTAAATTTGGAATGTTCGTGTTAGGTACATTTCTAAGGGAGAGGAAACTTAAATTAAGTGACCTTTCCCTTTTAGGAGAAGATCTCTTACTTGCCCTTGAACTTGCCTTTACCGGTGTTGAACATGGTTACAAAGCCAAAGGGGAGAAATGCCCTTATACTTTGCAATCCTTTTGCGACTTGGTAGATACAGACATGGGAGGAATAACGCGCATTATGGAAATGATTTCAAATGAGATTTCACCACCAGAAGATGAGAGCCAAAAAAACGTAGTGGCGAAGGAGGAGAGCTCACACTTGAACACATCGAACGCTTTTGTTTCGGAGTTTTAAGATTTCCACCTTCGCAATATTACGACATGAGTTTTAAAGAAGTTGTTATTGCCATGCAAGGTTATAACAATTACTTTGAACAACAGGAGCAAACAGAATGGGAGAGAGTTAGATGGCAGACAACACTTTTACTAAATGTTCATACGGCAAAAGGTAAGAGTTTAAAGCCAAAAGATTTAATTGAATTTCCATGGGAGAATCCGATAAAGAAAGAAACTAATAGAAGTTTGACAAATAGTGACAAAACAATATTTGACAAATGGGATAAAGAAGCATAATGGCAATAGGTAAACTAAATTTAAAACTTGGTATTGACGTATCTAATCTTGATAAAGAACTTAGCAAAGTTGAGCGTAGTATGTCAAGATTTGGTGGTAAGATGCAAAGTGTAGGTACTACATTATCACAGTCACTTACCTTGCCTATTATTGCACTTGGAGGAGCAGCTTTAAAATCTTTTGCAGACATAGAAAAACTACAAAATGGTTTAATTGCAATTATGGGAAGTAGTGAGGATGCTTCCATTGAATTAGAAAAGTTAAGAAAAGTTGCCGAAAATCCTGGTCTTGCTCTTCCCGAAGTTGTTAAGGCTTCTGCCTCTTTGCAAAGTGTAGGTATGAATGCCGATGCAGCAAGGGAAACTATAACACAGTTTGGTAATGCAGTAGCAAGGGCAGGCGGTGGTGCAGAACAATTTGATGGAGTAGTATTGGCACTATCACAGATAAGCGCAGTTGGTAAGGTAACACAAGAAGATCTTAATCAGATAAAGGAAAGGCTTCCAGAGTTTGCAAGAGTGATGAAAGAGGAGTTTGGTGTAGTGACTGCCGAAGGAATTAGAGAACTGGGAATTAGTAGCGAAGAATTTATACAAAGATCTGTTGGTGCTTTAGGTAATTTGGAAAGAGCCAATGGAGGATTAGCTAATACTTTTGATAATTTAAAAGATAATGTAGGTGCATCATTAGCAGAGTTAGGGAAAGCAATCAATGAAACATTAAATTTAGAGGCAGTTGTAGCTACATTTAGCGCAGGATTACAAAGATTAGTTGATGGTTTTAAATCACTTAATCCAGAGACGCAAGGTTTCATAGTAAAAGCTGGTTTAATTATAGCAGCAATCGGCCCAGCTATATTTATAGTAGGTAAATTAATAAGTACGTTTGGTGCATTAGTAGGTACTATAAAACTTATTAGAACTACTATTTTATTTATGACAACAGGAATACAGGCTGCATTTGCCTCTTTACTTGCTAATCCTGTTATACTTGGTATTGTAGCTGCTATTGCTGCTATTGGTGCTATTGCTTTATATGTCTATGATAACTGGCAGGCATTTAGTGATAACTTTAAAAACATTTGGATAAATATAAAGAACTCTGTTATGCAAGGAGTTACTTTTGTATTAGGTAAATTAGATAATTTACAAAAAGCATTAGGTTTAAATTTGTTTGATTTATCTGGTATGACAAAATACCAAGAACAACAAAGAATAGTTGCAACAGAGTTTAAAAGTATAGGAGATACAGTTGATAGCCTTAAAGGCAAGTTTAAAAGTTTATTCATGGCTGCACCTGGCAAAGCTACGGGAGGAGGTGCAACAGATGGAACAGGTGAGTTAGTTTTTGGTGATGGTGGCGCACCAACAGTAGGAGGCACAGGAGGAGTGTCAAATGCAAGTCCAGTTGCTGCAATAACTTCAGAATCAACTGGCATAACAAATATGCTACCTACTTTAGATTTATTAGCTATAAAATTAGATACGGCAACTGCAAGTAATTTAAGATTAAAAGAAACTAACGAAGAGGTTAAAAATTCATTTGTAGCAGTTGAAACGCAAATGATGAGTTTTGGAAATACACTTACAAGTGCATTAATTTTAGCAGCTGATGCTTTTTCTAATTTAGCAGTGCAAGGGGAAACAGATATGAAGAAAATGGCAAGTGCAGCATTGCAGGCTGCCAGACAAGTAGTATCAGCATATATTAAAGAAGGTGTAGCAGGTATTGTCAAAAACATATTAGCAGGACCAACAGGTAAAATATTAGGACCTTTTGCCATTGCAGTTGCAGGTGCTGCTGGTGCAGGTGCCTCTGTTTTATTTAATACTTTATTAAACAAAGTATCTGCTCCTGCGCTTGCACAAGGTGGACTTGCTACCGGACCTACCATGGCATTAGTTGGAGACAACAGAAACGCAAGGGTTGACCCGGAAGTAATTGCTCCTTTGTCAAAGTTAAAGTCAATGATGGGTGACATGGGCATGGGAGGAGTGTTGGAGACAAGGATAAGCGGGAATGATTTGATTATATTGTTAAACAGATCACAAAAAGGTCTTAGTAGAATACAATAATGGCTGTAAGGTTTGAAACTACTGTTTATAATGAGAAAGGCAGAAAGATTACTGTTGCTATAAAAGACAATGTTTTTTCTGGCATGACTTATAGTTTTGATACTATTTCTTTGTCATTACAATACGATAGCGAAAGCCAACAAGGAGCAGAAAGATTTACACCTATTATCGGATCATCTTGTAATTTATCCTTACTTATAAATAATAATGATTTACAAACATTACTACTTGATATTGGATTAGCAGTTGAGGGAAGGTTTACAATGCATTTAACTGCGTACGAAGATGACAATACAACAGTATCGTTTAATTGGTATGGCTATATAGTTACAGATTTAGTACAATTTGAAGACATTCCTTTGTCTATTGGTTATGTTGCTCAAATAACTGCCATTGATGGATTAGGATGGCTAAAAACTTTAGACTACAAAAGTGCAGTAGGGCCTTACAATGGACAAGACACAGTAGTACAACATATATTAAATTGCCTTAATCAATTAGATTTTGTACAAACTGAACTGGTGGCAAATAGCTTGCCAGTCCTGCACACTGTTTTTAATTGGAATGAGAATACAACTGCTTATAGTGCTGGTAATGATTACGCATTATTGACAGTTATACAGCATAGGGCATTTTATCATAAAGACACAAAGAATAATTATAATTATCAAAGTTGCTATGATGTCTTAAAAAAGATATGTCAAACATTTGGCGCAAGATTAATATTTTCTGGCAATCAATATTGGTTTATACAAGTCAATGAATATGCAAGGAATCCTGCATCTCACAGATATTTTAAATACAGTGCTTTAGGAGTACAGGCATCTGGCACATTTACTTTTGATTTTACCATGTCTAATATACAGACTAATTTACCAGGAAGTGATTTAATGAGATTAAGCGGAGGTAAATGGACATATTATCCTGCACTAAAAAATGTAGTTGTTAGATACAATCACTTTGCTAAACAAAACTTATTAGC